AGCCGCATAAGCCTGCCGTCGCGAAAGCGGGGGCGCGTCCCGATGGCGCCAATGGGGCTCTCTCAGAGCCCCTTCGTCGTCTGTATCGGGTAGCGCAACCGCACCCGCGCCGGCGCCCCATTGGCGCCATTGGGGGCGCTGGCGATCTCGGCTTCGAGGCTGAGGATGATCCGGTCGATTTCGGCCAGCGAGCGGAACGTCGTCATCGTGTCGCCGTGGCGCACCGTGAGCACGCCCGACGCTTTCGCCGCCTTCAGCGCGGCGAGCCGCAATGCCGCATCGTCGGCCATATCATCCCCTCACCCAGATGCTGCGCCGCGCGCGCGGGCGCCCCATTGGCGCCCCGTTATTGGGGGGCGCCGCGGCCGCCACTGGCAGCGGCGGAACGTCTCCAAGTCCCATTTGGATCAATTGCGCGGCGCGCTCGAGCTTGAGGCGCCGCACATGGTAGAGGCCCCACAGCGCCGCATAGGCGTAGACCCGGCAATCCAAGGCCTCGTTGGCGCGGTGCGATTGCGCCACCCAGCGCCGCACCCTCGAGCCGGCCTTGCGCTCGATGACCAGCCGCTCGGCGGTCAGCTGCTCGAAATAGCCGGCCGGCCGGCCGACCGGGAAATGGCAATAGCCGGCGCCCGGCTCGGCGATCAATAGCCGCTGCCGCACCGCCTCTTTGGCGGCGTTGACGCCGATGATGATCGGCCGGTAGCCGGCGCGGTAGCGGCCGCCCTTCGCGCGCGTCGAGCTCGGCCAGATCGGCGACCATTGCGAGCGGTCGGAGGCTCCCTTGATCGCCCAGATGTTGCGCCCGATGCGCGCCTGCGCGAAGCGGTAGGCTTCCTGCGTGTTGTGGCCGCCGGAATCGATGCAGCAGGCGCGGATCGCCATCATCCGCCCGTCGACGCGGCGCCACGGCGTCACCAGAAAATCGTCGAGCTGCCGCCACACTTCGTTCTGCGCCGGGTCGCCGGTGAACACCTCGTGCGCCAAGGACCAGCTTTCTTCGCCGAGCCCCCAGCCGACGACTTCGACCTCGAGGCGGCCCTCCGATGCCGTGCCGCCGGGCTGGACGTCGACCCCAGCGGTGATGACGAGGACTTCGTCAGGCACGCCATCCCATTGCTCCCGGCGGCGCAGCAGCGCCTCGGCGGGGACCTCTTTCAAGGCATCGGTCTTGAACGGCAGTCCCAGCTGCGTGTTGTAGAAGGTCTGCTTGGTCTCCGGATCGTCCTTCGCGCGCAGCCACGCCTCGGCGAGCTCGACGACCGTGATCCACGGGCTGTACAGCTTGGAGGCGGTAAACCCGGCGTGCCGGTTCGGCACCGCGCGCCGGCCGCATGACTGGCATAGCGCATATCCGGTTTGGGCGGTGGCGTCCCACTGCCACAATCGCCCGGCGCGCGGGTCTTGGCCCTCGCCGCAGCACAGGAAAGTGCGCGTCTGGCGCCATTCGATCCGCTGCAACGCGGCCAGGCGCTCGGCTTCGCTCCAGCCGCGCCCGCATTGCTCGCACCCCAATTGCGCGGTCTCCGGCAGATGCCGGGTTCCGCGCTTCTCCCAGTGCACGTGCCGGAAGAAATCGAGGTCCTGCCAATGCCCGCAATGCGGACAGCAGAGATACGCGCGGCGCTGGTCGCTCTCCTCATACGAGCGGTATATCCGGCTGGTCTCGGCCCAGGTCGGCGAGCAGGCGCGCACCGAAAGCCGGCGCGTCGTGAAGGTCGAGCTGCGCTCCTCGGCGAGCAGGACCGGGTCGCCCTCCTTGGTCGTCTCGTATTTGTCGATCTCGTCGAGCAACGTGACGCGGATCGCCCGCATCGCGAGGTTCGTCGGGCTGCCGGCGCTGGCGATCGCCAGAAAGCCGCCGGGAAATTTCTTGAAGCGCAACGTGTTCTCGGTGCGCCGCGTTCGCTTGTCGCCGATGAGGTCGCGCAGGCAAGGCGTCGCCGCGATCATCGGGGCGAGGCGCTCGCGGCTGAATGCGTCGGCCGCCTCGTCCTTCGCCTCCGCGAGCAGGACCGGGCACGGGTCGGTGTGCGCGAAGAACCCGATCACGTTTTCGAGCAGGCTGGTCTTGAGCAATTGGGTGGCGACCATCAACGTGATGATCTGCACACCGGGCTCGGTGACCGCCATCATCGGACCGCGCGCGATCTCGACGCGGCTGGTCTGCCAGACGCCGCCGACATTGCCCGCATCGCGCGACAGCCGGCGGTAATTGTCGGCCCATTCCGGCAGGCTGATCTTGAGCGGCGGCCGCAGCGCCTGGCGCACCGCGGCAGCAGCCTCGCCGCGCAATCGCGCCGCGGCCGCGGGCGCCGTCACCGGCGTCATGCCGCCTCGGTCATGCCGCTTGCGTGATCTCGCTCAGCGCGGCGGCGATCTCGTCGGTGATAAGGCGCTCGATCGCGGCCGGGTCCGATACCGCCGCCAGCTCGACGGCGAGCCGGCCGGGCGCCGCCATCAGCCGCGAGCGCACATTGGCGAGCTCGTCGGCCAGGATCGGCATGACGTCCTCGACCGAGACCATCTGACTGCGCTTTTCGGCCAGCTCCAGCTCCTTGAGCTCGGCCTGCGCTTGCGTGTAGCGCCGCTTTGCCTCGCCGCTCGACTCGCCAGCCGGGGTCAGCTCGGCGCGAAACTTGCCGAGCCCGGCATCCAAGAGCCGCGCGTCCGTCGCCGCGACATCGACCTCCCCGCCGACCAGCACGAGCCGGCCTTCGGCCTTCCACTTGGTCACCGTCTTTCGGGTGACGCCGTGCTGCCGGGCGAACTCGGCCTGGCTGACGATCGCGCTGGCGAGGCTCGCAGGCTCACCTGCCGCGCTGCCCGGCAAAAAAACGCCCGACAGCGCGGTCGCATACCGCGCCATGTCGACCATCGCCCGGTTCGCGATCCCGACCAGCGGGTTCTCGATCGCGTTCCCGGCCTTGTTCTTGATCATCAGGCCGCTGGTGACGGAGTCGAGCTTCGCCATCGCGGCGAGCGCCCGCTCGGCCTGTTTCCAGCGGCCGTGGGCCTGGCAATACGCCGCCAACACGCCGCGGTCCCGGTCGCTCAGCTCGTCCTTGCCAGCGACCAGGCGATCCCACTCGGCGGCCGCCTCAGGGCTCAGCTCAAGCGGCGCTTCAATCACCGGGGCTCTTCCGTGCACCGGCATTCCGCCGGCGCCCAGCCGCAACCCGGGCAATCCTCGTCCGGCGCAGGCCGGTTTATTGGCGCTGGCGCAGCGAGCCCCAATGCACTGCGGATTGCGGCGAAGTGGTAAACCGCCGCCGGTATTTCCACTGTTCGACCGAGACGATTCGTCTCTGCAATTTCAGTCATTTAACCATAGTCATTTCTGGCTCCCGACGCGGCGTCGGAGCAACGTCGTCATTGCGGCAATGACCGCCGCGACTGGAGAACCCAATGACCACCGAACCCACCTTTACCGACCGTTCCAATGCACGCCGCGCCGCCAAGCGGCTATTGGCCGCTGGCCAGGCCCCGGCAGTCGATTTCGACATTCTGCCCAGCGAGGCCGACCGGTTTGTCATCCACTGGCACACGCCCGGCGCGGTCGAGGCCGAAATTGCCCAGGCGCCAGCCGAGCCCACCATGACCCCCGACGAAGCGCTGGACAGCATTTGCGGCGACGGCACCGCCGCCATTATGACCGAGGCCGTGTCTGCCGAGACGCCCGAGCCCGCGCCAGCCAAGCCGGCTCGCCAGCGCAAGGCGCGCACGGCCGACACGCCGGCCGCGCCCAAGGGGCCGCGCGCGAAATTCGCCGGGGCCGCGGTCGAGCCCGGCAAATTGCCGGAAAAGCCAATGCTGACCGCGGCCGGGTTCGCCGGCAGCTATCAGAAGCGCATCGACCACCTGGCCGGGCTCGCCGAGGCCGCCGACTGGGCGGCGGTCGAGGCCTATGCGGTCAACGGCAAAAACACCTATTCGAAGATCGTCGCACGCTACCGCGCCCAGCTGCTGGCGGCCCACGCCGCCAACGCGCAGGGGGCGGGCCAATGAGAGCGCGCCGCCAGCCGCCGCGCGCGGGCCAGGACACCGGCGAGCGGATCTTCGCCGCCGCGTTCCAGTCGCTACAAGGCAAGCCGGCGAACACCGACTCGTTCCGTGAGATCGCCGTCGCCTCGATCCGCTGCGCCATGCTGTGGATCGACGGGCTCGCCCGGCTCGGCGGCGAGCTCGATGACGCGGCGCTCGTCGAGATCGCGCGGGACCTCGCCGCCCAGCAACTGGCCGATATTCGGGCCAAGGGCGACACACTCGACTTCAAGACGCCGCGCCAGCGCATGCACTAGCGCCAGCGGGAAATCCGGCTAAAAGCAGCCGCGCCGTGCCGGGCGCGGTTTTCTTTTGCCCGCGTGGGCCGCAGCGGCGGGCCACTAGGCCGCGAGTCGGCTTCGGCCGCTAGGGTGGGGCGGGCGGCGGATGAGGCGCGCCGGCGGGCGCCGGCGAGGCCCCGACATAGCGAAACCCCTGCACCGCGCGAAAATGCCCGCCATAACCGGTGCTTATGCCGACCCGCTTTTCCGCGTTGCTCGTCCTCTGGATCGACGCCGCGGACTTGGTCTTGCTGCCGCCGTAGAGGCTGGCGCTGGTCTGCCGCCACGCGCGGTCGCGGCGCAATGCTGCGGCCAGCCCCGGGTGGCTCGTATGAAACAACGTCGTCATCGGGCGCCCGGGCAGGCGTGCGGCGGCCGAGCCGTCGAGCTGTTGCTGACAGACCCAATTCAGAAACCGCAGCCCGACGCCGGCGCCCTGCCATTCCGGCTTGACGACCAGCCGGCAGCCGCGGCCTTCGAGCCCGCGCCCGCACCAGATTGACGACATTGCGAGGTGGCACACCCGCTCGCCCTCGACAGCGCCGACATAGCATTTCGCCGCCGGCATCAGCGGCAGTTTCAAATAGTGATGCGGCTCAAATTCCGGCCAGTAACGCCAGTCCGTCTGCCAAATTTCGAGCTCGAAACGGGGGC